TGAGGGAATTTTTCTATAATGCCTGTTTTTTCCCATACTATATCGCTGATCGTATTTAATCGGCATGCAGGTTTTTTGCCTTTTTTCTCGCAGTTTTTAACGTGGTTCGTTAGTTCGCGCTCTAATTGCACTAAAAACCCTTTTTTGTCGCCATGCCAGTAATCCGTTTTTCGCTGTCTCGCTTGGTTCACATTCTTATAAACTCCAGCAAAACCAGCACTTTTCAAACAAGGCTCAAAGCATTCAGCGTTTTTGGAATTTGGGCATAAGATAGAATCGGGCATTAATGATAAGCTTACCATCAGATATTCACTATCCTTATTAGTCTTTTCTACTTTTGCATTGCCTGTCGTCGTTAATAGTTTCATTTTTCAGTCTCCATTTCATGCGCCTCAACTATGGTCAAGTCTTCGTGCTCAATGTATTTCGGGTCAACCTCACCCATCCTAACGCGCTCAACCGCACTATCATAATCTTCAGCCTCCACTTCATAGTGTACTAGGTTCACTTCTTCGGTCTGTATGTAAAATTTCATTATTTAACCCTCTATAGTTGTTGTTTAATTACTAAGTATTCACTTCGCCCCTCCATATTATAAAAAGCTGCTATAGGATCTTTTTGTTCAGGGCTTATTGCTTTGCAGATATAACCGCTATCTATCTTATTAACTTTTAAGCCGCTAGAGCGTAGCGATTTAATCATTCGTTGCACTTCAGGTTTAGATAGTATTTCAGTTTGATATTTCATTGTTTAACCCTCTATAGTTAGTAAAAAGAAAGCCAGCTTACACGATACAAGCACTCAAGCAAGCTTTTTTTTGCCTTTTTTAATGGCAAAATCAGGAGCCAGAGGAGTACAATTCAATTGAGAGATTTTTTGAGGTTTAAGATGAAAAACGAAAAATTACCTGACGATTTGCATATTCAATGGAGCGATTTATCTCATCGAGCTAGATCTTTAATATCTTTAGATTGTGAGCCTAATTACATCAGGGCGATGCTAGATAGAGCTGTACTTACAATGGGTGAAGACAAGATAGAAGGAATTGAGCAATCTTTGCGAAGTGGGGAGAGTGAAATCGCCAAAAATATAATCTTTGATCAGCTTTTAGACTGTATCTTTGACGATGTTCACATAGATGAAATATTTATATAAAATATATATAAAAGCACATAAAAGGTTATATATTATATAGTATTCTATATACGCTCGGTTGAGCGCCTAACCTCGCCTTTATCTTTGTCCAGGACAATTAAGCACATTGATTGTCCACTAACATAGCCACTAGCATCATGCCACGCATCACTGGGCGGTAATCCTGCGAATGATTCCGTTATTGTCTGCCCGTAAGTTTCAGCGCTTATCTTTTTGCTGTGAATGTGACCATGCCAGCAATATCTATGCTCACTAGCACCCCATATCTCAGGATAGCGACCAGCAAAGAACTCAGCCATTTTAGCGTGCTTTAGCGTATCGCCATGAGTGGTCATAAACGCTGTTTTGCCATGCTGGTAAACCCATGTAGCTGTAGGGCTCATTTCAATGCTTACACGCTTGTTATTACGCCAATACGCCTGTTGTTGACATCGTATTAGCTGAGTCAATACCGCATCGTGATTACCCTTGCAGTGCCTAATAATGACCTTAGAGAACCGCTTTAGCGACTCCTCGACCATAAACGACATAACCTCCAGCCCAACTAGCACGATATTTTCTAATCTACCATCACAATCGACTGGCGTGCCCTTTGTAGTCGTTCCTGTATAGGTATCTGAGTGGAAATAATCGCCAAGCTGGTTAATTATCAGCGTTTCACAGTCTGGCGCATTGTTCATTAACCGCACAAACACATCTTTGTGTCTATCGGCAGCAATTTGGCAGTCATAATCCTCACCTGATACGCTTTTTTCAGCATACATACCGAAATGAGCATCACCAATGTTAATTACCGCTAATTCTTGGTCTTTTTTCTTCTTTTTTGGTTTAGGTACTGGCGGGGACTTTCTTTCGTGGTCTTTTAAAAACTCAGCTAACGCTCTTTTTATTTCTTCCTGCTGATCTTCTTGGCTCATTGAAGACTTAACCCATTGAACCCGTACATTGCCATCCTGGTCGTACAATGTACTTACACCCTTAGCTACAAAGCCCTCAGGAACCGTTCTAGTCATATTATGCTCAGGAGACCAGCCACGCTTAGCTGCGTTTTTTCTAACCGCTGCAAGTGTGCGCTGCAAACTACGCAGATTCATATCTAACTCTTTAGCTGCGGTCGTATTGTTACCATACTTAATACAAGCAGTGACTATTTTTCGCTGTGCATCTGATTCGCAATACTGTAATAAAGATTCCATTTTACTCTTCCTCGCCGCCTAACATTGACTCAACCATTAAAGAGTTGCACATTGATGATACAGCTTCAATGTACGATTTAGCAACACAGTAACTACCAACGTTATCAGGATCTAAGCCATGAATAAGTTTAATCTTATTAACAACATCGTCATTATTATCAGTGCCAACCGCTAAGACAAGAAATTGCTCGCAGTCAAACTCATCCTCTTGGTTGTGTTTTAGTAGCTCAAGCAGCACCTCGTTAAACTGATCAAGGTTTTCCTTTTTAACTAAACTATTAAAATCTATTACTTTTCCCATGACATCCTCACTTAATTTTTTTAGGGTTTGCGTTCCATCTATCAGGCCAAGCTGGGCAAGGCCATCCTCTTTCTGATAACCATCGGTGTAAAATATTGTAAATGTCGTTATGCTCGTCTATTGCTAAGTTTTCAGTTAAGGCTTTTTTGACTACAGCTTGCTGCAATGGCCGCCAAAGATTTTCCTTAGCTGTTTCCAAATTCCAAGGACGTTCAACACCCTCTTTCATAGCGGCCAAAACAACCCTTTGATCAAGCCCTGCGGCATTTAATTCTTCAGCTAGTAATCTTAGCCATAAATGAAAAGCGTTCCTCTGAGCGTCAGTTTTAGCCTTTTTTCGGGTATTCATGGGCGTTATCGTCACCATGTAGCCATCTTCACAATACTCAATAGGTGCATTGAGGATTGCTGAGTGTAATTGACCTCTTTCTGCGACTTTAAACTCGATCATCGTTACCACCTCGCAAATAGTACAAGAATCCTTCTGAGCATTGCGTACAAGCTAACTCTTCATCCGACAATGAAACGCCTTCAGTTCTACGCCTAACAAACTTTTCAACCTCTCGGCGGTGTACACCAACTGCCTCAGCAATCTCAGTATAGTTGAGCTCGGTATGATCTAATAATTTAATCATCCTGCGTTCCATTCCATCACTTAACCGCATAATCCTTCCTCCTTAATTACTCGTTTAACGTAATCAGCATCAACACCACAAACCTCTGCGTGCCACAGATCACCACGCAAATAACCTGCTGCGTTATTGATTAGCTTACGCTCCTCTTCGCTGGGACTTCGCATCATCACTTGATCCCAGTTATGCACATCAATCAACGCTAACTCAATAACTGATAGCATTAACTTTTTCTCTCCCGATACCCAAGAGTCTGATTCTTGATCATATCCAAACATTGGAGCCAAGCGTTTAACAACGTTATGAATTTTAATAAAATTATTACGCCATTTTAGATTTTTAGTCTTACCTGCTCGGCTCTGTGTTGTCATAGATTTAGTTTGCCATCCCAAATTTGTGTAACTAACTTGGTTTTTCGGCTCTCCATATTTAAACTGTTTATGTGCCATCCATGCACGCTACTGTTTGTGAGTAGCGGTGCGCTATAAAGTAAACCACCGTTCTCCATAGATCGTAACATACGATTAATGTCGCTAGGTCTTTTATCTAAAACCTCTGCGTACTGTTTTGCAGTCTTACCGCAATCATCTTTTACTAAAACATAGAGAGCTTTGCGAATCGGACTCTTCATTTCTTCTAAATATCTTTTCTTGTGTGCGTTAGTAATCATCTACAGTACCCTCCAACGGCATCGCTCTGCCTTCTCTACTCGTAAATTGCATACTGTCCTTATGGAAGTATAGTCCAAAATCTAATTCTGTGCCGTCTTGTCTATTTTTAACAAGTTTAAGAAAAACATCTGGCTGGTTTATAAACTTTTCATCATGTGCTTTTCCAAGTGCTCGCAAGGCTAATGCTTTTTCTCTTTGCTTATTCCTAAACACTACAAAAACCTTATCCGCTAAGTCTGCAATCTCACCGGCACCACGAATACTAAACTTACCAACCTGCTCGTTCTCATCGCTGCCTTTTCTCATATGACAAACTAAGTGAATGTGCATACGGTGCATTTTAGCTGCGGCTCGCAACTGATTAACAAACTCTGCCTGTTGACTGTAATCTTCTCGGCCAACGCCACACATGGTTAAACTATCTATCACAAGATGATCAATATCTAATTCTGACCCTGCATAATGTACAAGGCCAAGTACACGCTCCTGTGGGACTTTATCTAAACAATCATAGATATGTCCTACATCTTTCATGCGATCTAGCCAACCAAGTGCGAACTCTTTTGACGGGGCGCAACCTGCTGCTTGACTACACATCCACTGCAAGGTTTCTTCAGGCTTCATCTCCATTGATGCAACCAATACTCTGCGACCTCTAGCCATCAGGTAAGTGCATACGTTTGAAAGTAAAAGAGTTTTTCCATGCCCGTTGATGCCGCTCCATACGGAGAGCTGGGACTCGCCCAACCTCACTGCGTTGTGAGTTTTAGACCAAGGTAGTTTATCGCCAACCAACCCTGAGCCATGACTCATCTGATGCACTAACCTATCGCCATAGGAATCGAAGCTGCCAATTTCTTGACTCTCTTGATGGCCTATAAAACTAAGTAGCTCCTTATCGCTGATATCAATTGTTTTCACTAGGAAGCTCCTTTGTATCCATAACCCATAACAATTCATCATGGCTGTAACTTTTTTCGCCAATAATGTATCTTGCATAACCCAAGGGATTTATACATATTTCAGTTATCATTTTTCCCTTCACAGTATCACCAACCTCTATATAATAATTAGTCATATCTGTGTGGTTGTATCTTTTAATCTCACTCATTTCTCTCTCCTAGTATTTTCCATGCTTTTGCTGCTGTCTGTGGAACAACAGCATTACCTAAAAGTCTAATTCTGTCCACCCTATCGGCACACCC